TTCCTCCAAGAGGGATACTATGAGGACATGGTTCTGTCAATTGACAATGGTCAGGGACTAGGACAGCGGCGGGTCATCACATCGTTTACCCCAACAGACGGTAGTTCCGCATTTGTTACGGTTGCAGATCCGTTTTCTGCGAGTGTTTCGGGTGGTGGAAGTCCAAGCACATTCTCTATCGTCCCCTACATCAAGGTAGTTGGAGACGGAGAGGCAAATGTAAACACATCCAACCCATATAGCACAAGCGCAGAAGTATCTGTTCGTTTTGGTCTGACTGCGGGATCTGATGTTCTTGGTGCAAATGGTGTTACCTCTTGCACGGAGTTCTTTGAGACCATTCGCCTCATCGATTCGATTGAGTTGGTTGATGGGGGCAAGAACTACACATTTGCATCCTTGGAATTCGTCAAGGGATTGGATGTTCCTACAGAAAAGGTGTTCTTGCAGGACTTGGCTGAACCTGTTATGTCTCCCCCAAATGGGCATGGTTCGGATTCCGTCAAGGAACTTGGCGCGTCCTCCATCATGATCGTCAAGGACTATTTCCGCAGCGAGAACGAGAAGGTAAGTACGGAAAACGAATATCGTCAGTTTGGATTGCTTCTGAATCCACTTCTAGAGGAGAAGCATGTTCGGCTCAACTTCTATGGCAGCGGGGTGTCGGGATCGTTTGTGGCGGGTGCAACAGCACAACAGACAACAGGCGCAGGATACAGCGGTGCTTATGGCAAGGTTGTTTCTTGGCGCAGCGGTGCTTCGGGTCAGAGCGGAACAAGCGAACTCGTACTTACGAGCATCAAGAACGGCGATTTCAAGTTCGGTGGGACAGTCAACGGTCTGACCATCATGAATATTCGGGAAAAGACGGTTGCGGGAACGGAGGGTCGCCGTTTGCTTCGCCTTCGTGTAGCCCCAACAAACGCGGCATTCGTAGGAAACGGAACCGATTTCACGGAAGGTTATATTGCAATCGGAGTCGGCAACTACGAGACATCGACACCGCCATCTCGCGCTTCGGGCGAAGTCTACGCATGGGAACCTTCATTGGGATCAAATAAGTCGGGATACCTGTATTTGGAGGAATCACAAGGCAACTTCAAGCAGGGAGAACGCCTCACTCAGGTAACTCCGCTATACGGTGGATTCGTCGGCACGGGTCTAAGCGGTGTTGCTGAAATCGTTGCAATTGACAGCGTGATTCGTTCGCTGACGGCGCACTCCGAATGCTGCCGAAGTGGTGTTCCGACATCAACAGATGGTGGGAGCGTCTACGATCAGACAACATCACTAGTCGTGTCATATGACGGAAACAATCAATTCGATTCACAGTCATTCAGAGAAGATGACTATACCGAGTTTGCTTATGGAAACACGGGATCGGCAAACGGATATGTGATGGATTGGTCGGCGGGGGCATCGGGCACAACAGGCACCCTTCGCGTAACTGGAACGCAGGGCAAATTTTATGTTGGCATGACAACTCCCTACTTCGTGGACGAGTCAACCACAGCATCTGCTCAAATCCAACAAATCGTACACACAGGGGAACTCAAATATCGTTCGGGAGAGACCCTATACATACAGAATATGAAGCCGATTCAACGCGGTTTTGAGCAAAAGGAAGAAATCAAGATAGTCATCGACTTCTGATGAGGTAAGCAAATGCCGTCATACGACCCAAGCCTGTTCAATGTAGACCCCTATTACGATGACTTCTCGGAGGACAAGAAGTTCCTTCGGTTGATGTTCCGCCCTGGCTACGGTGTTCAGGCAAGAGAACTGACGCAGATTCAGACGCTCCTTCAGAACCAAATCGAAAGAATGGGATCCCATGTTTTCGAAGAAGGAAGCATCGTTCTTGATGGTCAGATCAGCGAAAATCGCGTTAAGTACGCAAAGGTTGCATTGGGGGGATCGACAGAGGATTCTGCGGACTTCATTGGTGCTGTCATCAGTTCTTCGGGCAAGGCTCGGGCGCGTGTTGTTCACGCGGAAGCGGGGCTTTCAGGAAGCACCCTAGAAGAGAACAGAAGTGTTCTTTTCTTTGAGTACATGGAGGGCGGTAGTGGATTTGCTGCTAACGATGTTCTTGCCGCAACAGCAGCAAATGGCGTGGGCATCACGGCATCTATCACAGGGCCTTCCTGCTGCTTCATTGGTGATGCATTGGTTGCATCGGTTGAGCGCGGCGTTCGATTTGTCGAGGGTTATTTTGTACTGAATGATTCACAATCGATTGGTGCATACACGCTCACGGGCAGCGCGGGTAGCAGAATCCGCAACTATAACAATCCAACGACCCGTATCGGTTTCTCTGTTGACAAGAGTTTTGTCACCGCGACCGACGATACCTCATTGAACGATCCCGCCTTCGGTTTCTACAACTATGCAGCACCAGGCTCAGATCGGTTCAAGATCGAACTGACGGTTGCTCAGAACGGATTCACGGCATCAGACACCAGTTCCGTTGACAACTTCTCTCGCGTTGGCTTCATTGAGTTCATGCGAGTTGTCGATGGGGACATTGTCAAGATTGAAAAGTATCCTGACTACGCAGTCCTTGAGGATACCCTCGCAAGACGGACATACGATGAGTCGGGAAACTACACAGTCAGTCCGTTTGAACTCACCCTAAACGGCCCAACTTCTAGCGGTGGAAACACCGTCCTGAAGGCTGAACTGTCCTCGGGCAAAGCATATGTTTTTGGGTATGAGTTTGAAACTCAGGCAAAGGCAAAGTTGAATATTCCATGCGCCCGTGGTGTGTCGCATGAAAGAACAGTCACCCGCGATTTCAACAGATCGATTGGCCCATATACGAAAGTCATTTTCTCAGGTATCACGGGGTCATTCAACTCAATTCAAGATCCCGCAAAGCACCCAACAATTAACTTGTCTCGCGGTGCAAGCGGCTCGGCTCTTGATGTGATCGGTTCGGCAAGAATGCGTTGGGTTGAGCCTTACTCAGGTAGTGTCTACAACCTGTCGCTGTATGACATCAAGATGTCGGGTACGGCATCGTTCGAAGAAACGGTTCGCATTCACCTTCCCAGTTTGACGGCACACATGTTTACCCTCACGGGAAGTGCGGGATTGGAGAATGAGAGTCAGGACATTCTTCTTTATCAGGTTCCTGAGGGTTCGGGAGTCACTTCGTTCTCTTCGGGCGACTATGCAATCGTAGGATATGACTCTAGAACGGCATCGGCATCTTCGTTCACATACACGATCAACTCATATGACCCTGGTCTTGCGTTCCCGATCAACACAACTGTAAGTCTTCCCGACTCGGATGTGTTGGTATTCGATGGAACTGGAAAGGTTCTCGCAGGAACTGCTGCCCGTGGTGCAAATATCACGGAACTATCAGTTACTGTTACAAACGCTGCGGCAGGAACAAAGGTATTCACATACGCCACACAGGAACCAAATGATGATCTTACCGCGATGGTGGATTACATCCGCGACAAGACACAACAGACAGTAAGCCTCACGCTCACGGGCGCGTGGGGGTCTTCGTTGACGGGTGACGAGAGAGGCAGCACATCTGACACCCTCTTCCTGAATGGATACACGGATGTTATCGAACTTCTGTCGATCACAGGAACAAAGGGTGCAAGTTCGGGAATCAGTCTGAACTCGTATTTTACGCTAGACAACGGTCAGCGCGACTCGTTCTATGATTGGTCTCGTCTGACTCTCGGTGCAGGGGTTACAGGCGTTACTGGGCCTTTCTATACAACCTTCAAGTACTACTCTCACGAAAATGTATATGGTGCATATACGGTTGCTTCGTATCCCGATTACGAGAACATCCCGACCTATACGAGCAAGTCCACGGGCACACAGTACAAGTTGCGCGACTGCATTGACTTCCGTCCTGACAGAAGCCTGAGCGGTGACATTAAGGCTACGCCATGGATTCCCACAAATTCGGCAGCAAACGATAACGACTTTACCTATACGCATCATCTCCCAAGAACAGACAAGATCGTCTTGACTCGGGATCGCAATTTTGCAGTCATCTCGGGAACGCCGTCTCTCAACGCCGACATTCCTGCGGACGATCCGAATGCGATGACTTTGTACACCGTACAGGTCAATCCGTACACATTCAACAGCAATGACGCATCGATTCGTTATGTCGAGAACAAGCGATACACGATGCGGGACATTGGCGATCTTGAGAAGCGCATTGAGGCTGTTGAGTACTACACAACACTCAGCCTTCTAGAGCAAGAAGCAAAGGCAAAGAGCATCCGTGATGAAAACGGAGACGAGATGCCAAAGCGCGGTATCTTGGTTGATCAGTTTAAGGGACACGCAGTCGCTGATAATGCGGATCCGATGTTCGCCACAAGCGTTGATTATGAAAACAACGAACTGCGTCCACCGTTCTCCACTCGCTCATATGGACTGACGGGAGCAGTTGTATCCTCGGTTACTGGCAATGCCGCCGATGGTGTCTATACCCTCTCCTTCACACAGTCTCCTGAAATCTCCCATCTGTTGGCAAGCGAGTCGATTCAGATCAATCCGTTCAATGTAATCAACTACATGGGACATCTGTCAATCAGCCCCGCAGCGGATACTTGGTATGACACCACGAAGCAGCCAAAGGTTCGTGTCAATGTCGAGGGTGAGAATGACAACTGGGAGGTCAACTCCAACTATGGATTCGGCACTCGGTTCAACGATTGGGAATCGATTTGGTTCGGCAAGGAGAATCAGAACTCCAAGAACAATCGTCCAAACCTAGTCAGAAACAAGTTGCTGTCTGCCAAGGCTGAAGGACTGTCTCTGAACAGCGTCAACTCTTCTGTTGCTCCTGAGAGCATGAAGAAGATCGTGGCAAACAAGACGGTAGCCCGTGATGTTCTACCCGTTGCTCGTCAGCAGGAAATCACCCTCACCGCCAAGGGACTCAAGCCAAATACGAAATTCTATGTCTTTTGTGACGATATGAATATCACTCCCTACTGCACGGGCGGTAGCCAAGTGACCGACAACAAGGGCGAGGTGTCCGTCAAGTATCTTTTTAACTACCCAAGTGTTTCAACGGGAGTTACGGGGGTGCAAGAGCAGAACTTCTTGGTCGGGCGACACAACATCCGCATCACAGATGTTGTCTCTGCGGATTCTGTTGCTTCTTCTACGATGGCAGCAGAAGCCACATACGCGGTCGAAGGTGCATACGATTCCCTGTCAGAGGATGGTCTGTTGGCAACTCGTATTGCCGAAACCCGAAGAAAGTCAGTCAAGACTGAAAAGGTAGTTTCGAACCTATCAGAAATGCTTACAAGTTCGGGTGAGATTCGTGGCTATTCTGAGCCGCTGTCACAGACATTCTATGTCGATCCCGTCAAGTATCCACAAGGAATCTTCCTGAAGTCGGTCGATCTTTACTTTGAAAGTGTCGATGCACTCAGCACGATCCCCGTGACTGTGCAGATTCGACCCACCGTTTCGGGATACCCACACCCATCGAAGGTGCTACCGTTTGCCACATCCGTAAAGTACAACGATGGAAGCATTTCTACGGTGGATCTAATCGAAGACGGTGATGCCGATGCAACAAACTTCCCGTTCAGCACTCCCGTGTATCTTCTTCCCGCGAAGGAATATGCAATCTGCGTTTCCACAAACTCTTCTAATTATGCTCTTCTAAAGGGATCAATTGGATCCACGATCATCAGGGCATCCGAAGAGGATCCGAAGATCGGTGTCATCAAACAACCGATGATGCGGTCGCTGTTCAAGCCACAGAACTCAGGCAAGTATGCAAAGAGCGAAAACGAAACTCTTGCATTGCGTCTGAAGGTCTGCAAGTTTAGCAGCAGCGGCACAGTTACGGTGCAGAATGCAGCAATCTCAAGTGGCTCTGCAAACCTCAACATCAACGAGTTCAGACTCAATGCAGTTGATTCGACCCCCGAAGACACGGCGATTGCATATGCAGTTGAAGTTCAGGCTTCCCCCCCTGTTAACTACGCAAGTCTGACACCAAACAAGAATGTCATTCCCGCAGGGGGCTACCACGCCATATCGTCATCGACTGCACAGGGAAATGTTGCAGAAGTCGTGGCTACCCTATCTGCGAGTTCGAACGGTTATGTTTCACCCATCTTCGACCTACAGAAGTCGAGTTTCCTTACCGTAAGCAACACGATCAACAATCAAACAGTAACAGACAGTTCAAGCGGATCGTACAACGGAGAATTGGAGCCGACTAACGAGGGGGTTGCTTCGGGTTACCGCACAGCCGCCCGTTACATCAGCAAGAAGGTTACCTTGGAGAGCGGTATGGAAGCCGAAAACATCACGGTTTCGATGTCGCTATGCAATCCAAAGAAGGGAAACACGAATGCCTCGTCGGTCAAGGTGTTCGTCCGTCCAGTTCCTGTTGGCGAACCTGACTATGACAATGTTGACTATGTCGAACTGACAACCACGGACACAGGAGTGTCTTCTTCCGATTCTGATTTCCGTGAGGTCTCCTTCACAAACATTGGATATACAACTCTTCAGAAGTTCAAGACATTCTCCATCAAGGTGGTGATGTTTGGAGATGACAACGGTGCCGCAGTTCCAAGAATCCGCAACCTACGGATGATTGCAACATGACAGACAAGATCCCTGTGCAGAACGAAAGAATGGTAAGAGACATGCGCTCGGGGGCATTGCTTTCGACGGATAAGGATTCCATAAAGGCATATGAGAGACGAAAGCAAGAAGCCAAGGCTCAAAAGGATCGGATAAATAGGTTGGAACATGAACTGTCTGAACTAAAGGCACTCATGTCAAAACTCATTGAGGAACGGTGAATAGCAAATGTCCTGTACAGCAGCAGACCTGATCAACATTCAGCCACTCGTCCTGTCCGACACCTTCAATACATGGTTCGACAGAACGAATGAGATCATTGAAACAGCAAGCGCAATCAATGTGTTTGATGTTGCTGTTGGCCCGACTAATGGCGGTTTGATCAGAGAGACGGGCTGCTCGGGCGGCTATTACAACGGCGTTGTCACGATCTCGGTCAACCCTGGTGCGGGTATTGGCATTGGCGTTCCTGCGTTCACGAACAACTACAACAAGGTAGTCATCGATGCCATTCGTCTAGAGGATCTTGGTACGGGTGCTTCTGCCAACCCTGCTATTGATGATTATGTAATCTTTAGCGACAAGAGTGATACAAGACAAGGCGCAGCGGGAACACCAAAGAGAACGACTGCAAATCGAATGTTGCCGAATACTGTTGTGTTCGGTGACAGCGGCAACGGCGATTTTACAATTCAAGGCAATGTTACCATCGTTGGAAACTTGGCGGTTGGTGCAACTGTTTCTTACATCGACGCAAATGATCTTCGCATCGAAGACAAACTGATTGAACTTGCTTACAATCGATATGTTCAGTTCACGGTTTCGGGAACTGGCATGACTGCCAATTCATTTGAATTGGGCAAGACGGCTTTCTATCACGATTCAATCAGTCCACCGACAGCAGCCAACGCAACCACAATTGGTCAGGTATCGAACTGGATTGTTTCTCCATCAGGAACAACGGGTACGATTCGTCTTCATGCGTTCAGCGATGGTGGAGTTGGTGACATCTCCAACTCGGGCAAACTTGTCGTAACTGGAACCAACTATCAGCAAACCGTAACCGTATCGGGCGATATTGGGGATGGAACTGACTTCTATAGCGATACTCTGCTTCAGCCCGCTGGAATCCGCGTAAAGGGTTCTCAGGGCGACAAAGATTGGGTATGGCTAAAGAGTGCCCCCATCGGAAGTGTCGATTGGTACGGTTTCTTCAGCAACACAAACATCGGTGTAACTGGTTCGGACAATTACATCGTCTCCTCCAAGTTTGCTTCTTATGGATATGGTGCTGCGGATGACACCTTCACCTATTATGGTAGCAGCAACTCGTTCACCAAGTATCAGGTGGGTGAACAACTCAGCATGTTCCACAGCGCAACTGGTGCCGCAGGAATTACATTCGGTGTGGTCTACTCGGGCAGCACAGGGCCTGCTGTCTATCCATCTGTTCCCGTTACCAACTGGGTCAAGTGGTTCAATGCAGATCAACTCGACGGTGCCCATGCACTCACGACAGCAACTCCATGGTCTATTCCAGTTTCGTTGGATGACGGTCGCTTGCATGAAGATTGGATTCGCGCAGACGCTATTCGCAAGCGTTTCTGCCAAACAGGACATGCGTTCCAAGTCGGGCATGTTCTGCGATTTGATCTTGATGGCTCCTTGACATTTGCTCAGGCGAACACAGTTCCGAATGCAGAAGCAATCGGCATGGTTGAAAGTGTCAGCGGCGATTGTTTCAGCCTCGTCACGAAGGGATTCATCAAGGGATTGACGGGCAGCGGTGGCTTGACGGGTCTCTATCCTCTCGCTACTGGTCAGGCATACTATCTCCATCCCGATGTTGGCGGTCGCCTCATCAGCAATCCCGATGGTGGTGCATATGAGGTACAGGCAGGAGAAGTCCGTAAGGCAATCTTCCTAGCCACGGGATACAACTCGGGATATGTCATCAACTATACAGGTGTCATTGTCGGTGATACACCAACCGATTTGGTCTATCTTCGTTCGGCTGCTCCTATTGGCGCGGTTCAACCGTTTGCGGGTACTATAGATCAGATTCCCGATGGTTGGTTGCTTTGCGATGGTAAGGCAAAGTCTCGGAACGAGTGGAATGATCTATATTCTGCAATTGGTCAAAACCACTATGCAGATGCAACGGTCTATGATGCAAGTACCATCACCATTGACGGCGATACTCGCGGGTTGGCGGTCGGGGATGCGCTGCGACTCGTATGGACAACTGGTAGCGCATTGGTAATTGTTGACACGGTCACCGAAGCCACTCGCAGAGTCTCTTTCGAATCTTCTCCATTTACCGAAGTTGTTGAAGATACGGAAATCAAGGTCTATGGTCGCTCTGTTGGATCGACCGTTGGCAGATCTGTATTCTTCCTTCCCGACATGCGGAGACGGACTGTATTTGGTGTGTCGAATGGCACGGGTTTGAGCGGCAGCGGTGTGATCTCCCCCGCGATCTCCTTGGGAACCGTGGGTGGCGAAGAAGAGGTCATCCTGCTTGAGAACAACATCCCCCCACACACGCACTCGCTGAATAGCGTGGTGCAGACGGATCAGTTCAGCACTTCCTATGGCTCTTCTACTGCCGAAACAGGCGGTCTACAGGGAACTGGCGTTGAACCTTCGCCATTCAGCATCTATCCGCCATATGTCGGCTTGCATTGGATCATTCGTTCCAAGAAGGGTCTACAGGCGACGATCCTCACGGGTCACAATCACGACAACTACTACATTCGCTACGACATCAACCACACAGTAGAGGGTGGTGCGGCTCGTACTCTTACCGAAGCCAATAGAGCGCAATTCCGCACGAATGCTAGAGTTCTTCGCCGCGATGCAGACGATACCTTCCACGGCACATTGACCATTACGGGCAACATCAACATCCAAGGATTGGGCGGCGCAGACAGCGTCGATGCGATTGTGGCGGGTGGTGTAAGCGCAGATTACTATGTCGGCAACAGACTCTTCATCAATGAGTCTGCTCGTATCTCACTTTCGGGCAGCAATTCGCTGATGATCACGGGTAGCAACACATCGAATGTGCGTATGTACCCCGCTCTCAATTTTGGTCTTACTGGCCCAACTGGGTACTACGACCAAAATCAGAGAAATGCAGATTCTCGCAATCTCGTCATTAACCGCAAAACGGGAGAAGTTTCCACTCGCCCCCTGTATGCAGTTTCGACAACAGGGCCTAGCAATACAACCAATCCACCAACGACATATCCTGAGGGGTTTATGTGGTACAGATTGGGTGCGGCTAGTGGTGACACGACATCTGGAAATTCTTCAACAAAATTCAGACGACCGAACGGTCAATGGTTTACTCCAATAACCGTATGGAATAATACAACATGGAGTACTAGCACGGGAATTCCATGGACAAAGTTCAGTTTTAATGACTACACAGCAATTCCCCAAAATGCTACGGCAGTTTTGGTTCAAGTAACCATGAGTATAAATGGACTTCGGAATGGTTCTGGAAATAGAGGATGGTATTTCAGACCAGTTGCGCCCACATCAGCACTAGGTTCTGATTATGATGCTAATGCACCCGAACTTCTTCTTTCATATTTGTCCCACAATGGAGTTGGCGGTGACAGTTATTTCTATGCCGATGCCACACAATCTCTAGTTCCAATCAATACAGATTCAACAGGAGATAGGCATATTTGGCACAGAACCGTTGTGAGTGGCAGACAAGCAACAACATATATCCATGAATGCAAAATTGTTGGTTATGTGGTTTAACGAATTGAATTGTGTCAAAACTTCAACTGACAAACCCTAATGGCAATCATCATCAGTCATGATATGGATCAGAGATCGAACTTCTGCTCGGAGGCGAGATAATCTATGCCTTCAGTACCCACAATAGGAGGAGGTCAGCAGGGAACATCTTCTGTTGCGTGTAGTTCTTTGAAGATGGGTCATGTGATTGACACGGTATCAACCGTTGTTTCGTACCCTGGGCTTCGCGTTAATCAAGGTGCCGATTGGAAAAGAATTGGGGGATTTTATGTCAATCATAATGGCGAGTGGCGAAATGTAGAAAGGGCTTACATATTATCGAATGGAGCATGGAGAGAAACGGCAGCGGAATTGCAAGATGGCGATTCCCGAACGAATGTCAAGTTCAATCTCTGTGGCGGTTTTGAAGTGGCGGGTGATTTTGGCGGCAACTCCTACATGGAGTACACAACAGCAAAGCAACTGTATGTCCCTGCGGGTTGGAAGATCAAAACAATCAAATTCGCAGCAAGATACGATGTAATTTGTGATGGTATCTTTCTAGGTCAAACCGCTGCCTTATCTTCTTCTTTGGGACAACAAAAGCGAAGAGCATTGATTCTTACGAAGCGACCCTCTAATACATATGTTGGGTTGGCAGGAAATGCAAGTGGGAATGTGTCATCGCCTGGTCCACAACCATCCGCTTGGCAATGGACTACACCATCTTGGGCTGTTTTGAATCTACCAAACGGACAGGGCGGAAACATGCAAGCAGTTAGGTTGCGAACACCAAACATAGATGGGGCAACAATGTGTGGAGGAGTTGGTGGCGGGCCTGTCAGCAATGCGATCTTGAACATTCCCGATTCATATGTCTTGCCGTTTGCAGTCGATTGCATCGTATCTGTCAGATTTAGCGGTAACTGTGGTGGAAAGAATAGATACTGTAATCACTATGTGTGCGACAACTCGTCTTACCTTGAATTCGAAAGCCCATAGAACGGAAATCGAATATGGCAGTAACGATTAACAGAGACATGGATCAGGGATCGAACTTCTCCTTCTCCTATGTGGTGAGGGGGGATGATGGTCTTCCGTTGAATATTGCCTCGGGGTATACGGCATACGCTCAGATGCGTAGATTCTATTCCTCGACAACAGGCATAAACTTCACGGCATCAATCACGGGAACTACAGGAAACATCAGGGTCTCCTTAGGGCCTACCGCATCAGCGAATGTCAAAGCGGGAGTTTGGTTTTATGATGTCGAATTGCATTCAGGTGGAAGTTCAACTGTCCAAAGAGTTGTACAGGGAATGATTACTGTCTATCCCGAAGTTACGAAAATTCCGTAATTTCAGCAAGGTCTTTTGAGCATCGACCTCTGACGAACTAAATATCTGACACACCCCCTTTCATCATGGAGATTGTAATGAGCGAGACTATGACGATTGACGCACCGACGAATGTTGTTTCGACCTCCCCCACAGACGCGGTCACAGCAGCAAGCACAAACGATAAGAAGCACAAGACGATCAGCCTTTGCATGATCGTCAAAAACGAGGCTCATGTCATTGAGCGGTGCCTCTCTTCTGTACTTCCGATCATCGACTACTGGGTCATCGTTGACACAGGATCCACCGATGGCACACAGCAGAAGATCAAGGACTTCTTTGAGCGCAACGGCATCAAGGGAGAACTCCATGAGCGTCCGTGGGTTGACTTCGGTCACAATCGCAGCGAGGCTCTTGAACTCTGTCAGAAGACCGACACCGACTATGCATACATGATCGATGCGGACGAGATCTTGGTCTATGAGCCAGGCTTCGATCCGATGAAGTTCAAGGAGACGCTGAACGCCGATCTCTACAACATCTTTGCCCACTTCGGACAGACTCGGTATCACCGTCCGCAGATGACGAGCAACAAGAAGCGGTTCTACTACCGTGGTGTTCTCCATGAGTATGTGGACTGCCATGATCCAATCGGCACCCGTGACTTTGCCCGTGGATTCATGAACACCCCGATTCAGGACGGTGCCCGTTCGTCGGATCCTGAGAAGTACAAGAAGGACGCTGAGAAGTTCGAAGCGGCTCTCGCCACGGGCAAGGTGGAGGAGAAGGACTTTAATCGCTACCACTTCTACCTTGCTCAGTCGTACCGCGACTCGCAGCAATGGGAACCCGCTTTGGCGGCATACCTCAAGAGAGCAGATCTCGGTGGTTGGAACGAGGAGGTCTTCTACAGCCTCTATCAGGCGGGTCGCATCATGGAAATCTTGGAGAAGCCCGTGGACAACATCATTCAGGTCTACTTCAAGGCATATCAGGTTGCCCCGTGGAGAGGCGAAAGTCTTTGGGCTGCTGCCCGTCTCTGCCGTGCATTCTCACGGTTCGATCAGGGCTATCGGTTTGCAAAGCAGGGTCTAAAGATTAGATACCCCGAAGGTGCCCTTTTCGTCGGACAGGGAATCTATGAATGGGCAATGTTGGATGAGTTTGCAATCGCAGCGTTTTGGACGGGACACTACCGCGAATCCCGCATTGCAAGTATTCAGTTGCTCCAACAGGGCAAGTTCCCGCCCGATCAGAAGGAGCGCATTGAGGCGAATCTCAAGTTCGCTACCGATGCCATCATGAACGAGGGCGATCAGGGGTAAAGATTGCCGCTAAATAGTGGCAGTCTGACTCTTAAAGGTAGGAACTCCACGAATGGCATATAGTGCAATCCCAATCATCGGCGGCGGCGGCGGTAGTGATGGCCGCAGAATCCTCAACACTTGGACTGTCCCCTCGGGGCACGGGTTCGCAGCGGGTAATGTCGTAGTCTATACGGGCGGCGTTACAGGATTCGCTCTAGGTCTTGCCGATGACTTGGTGACATCTCAGACGGTGGGTGTTGTCGAGGCGGCTTCGACGGAATCGATCACAGTAGTCTACCAAGGCGAAATCGATTTCGAAGGAGCCGTCTTGGACATTGATGACGGCACCGACGGCCTCACGGCAGGAAATGTCTACTATCTTTCACCGACAAATGCGGGGTATCTGACCCCGATTCGTCCTTTTGATGGTGCGTCATACATTCAGGGAATAATCGTTGCCACGGACACCGACAAGGGGTTTGTGATCAATGCTCTCCCACAGACATCAAGTGCATCTTTGTATTCTCCCGTTGGGTCGATGATTCCATGGGCGGGAAGTTTTCAAACAGTACCTTCCACTTGGAGAATCTGTGATGGTGATGCCGTCCGCAAGGTCGGAGAGAATCCCACCGATGGCGAAGTCTATGGCCATCTGTATGAGATCATCGGGGACAAGTACAAGGTAACAGGTCTCGTCTCAAGCACGACAGGCCCAGTTGGCAATACGGCACGGGACATCATCATTTCCTTTGCATCAGAAGGTCATGAAGACTATCCTGGTACAACTGCACACGCTCTTGCCGATGCATATTCAAATGACACCTATAAGGATTACAAAATTGGTTGGGGTGGAACCAACGATTATGCCATCGGTTCGTTGACGGGCGCAAGCACACTAGAAGTTCGTTTCCAATACAAGCGTCAATATCCAGGCTGCACTCCCGTTGATTTCAGCGGAGTAGTCGCAAGTTCTTTGGTGACAATTCAGTCGCTCACGGCGGGAGAAGCAACTGGTGCAACATCGGAGCGATTCTTCATTCCTGACATGCGGGCTAGAACTGCATTCGGCGTGGGATACTCGTCAGGTCTGACTGAGTTGAAGCGGGGAGAGATTGGTGGCGATGACACACATCTACTTGCATCAAACGAGATTCCCGATCACGGAAACTACCTGTATACAACAGAGTCAACCTTGCCAGGTGCCATACAGCGAACCGCAATCGCGGCTGCACAAAGAACAGTAGATGTTGCTCAAACAATTTCGTATGAAGCAGGATTCACGGCAGACAATGAGCCAATCTCTTTGATGCCGCCATATGTGGCTACGAACTGGATCATTCGACATCGTCAATTCCAAGGACCTGGGATTGAAATTGGCCCTCCTGGCCCTCAGGGCGCAACTGGTGCAACTGGTGCAAAGGGTGAAACTGGAGAACAGGGGGAGCAGGGAGAACAAGGGGAACAAGGGGAACGGGGCGATAATGGTTCGAACGGCGCGGATGGCGCACCAGGAGAACGAGGTTCGGATGGCGCACCTGGCGCGAATTGCGAATGTCAATTTGTAGGCGGTGATTTGCCAAAATCTATTTGGTTGGCACCTGAATCTCTTTACAAGAACGGCATCGTCGGCAATCCCGCGAGGACTTTCTTGTCACAGAATCTGTCGATGGATCCACTCTATCCAACAGATTTTGCATACGCAATGTCCGTCTTCTCTGCAAATAACATTGCTCCAACAACTGATGCACCTTTCTATTACAGAGATCCGACCGACTCTGTGAATGAAAGCACCTTCCCATATGCAAGATTCACGAAACCACTTACCGTTTCCCCGAATCCAAATGTCAAGATCAATCGATCCACGGTATACAACCTGTCCGTGATCAACGACTCTGCTTCGGCATTTGCAACACCGTTTGATATCATCTTGACTCGCGGTGTCTATACCCTCAATCAGCCGTGGTTCAACTATATTGACCGCGATCTTTACATTCGGGCAGAACAGGGAAGTCTTGTTACACAGACTGTTCAGGGAATCACATTCTTTCCGCTGTACACCGCATTAGGAGCAACAGATACAACAAGGTTTGCTCTTCAAGTAAACATCGGAACCGCGCAGAGCATGATTGCGGCAACGGGAAGTGCAGTTCGCTTCCTTCCACCACTAGCCCTTGTTGGCGGTCTGACAAATTCCAACGGCATATCATCGGGATTCGATGGAATTACAAGTGGCACAGGCGGTCTGATGAACATGATCGTCGGTGGACACGAAGTCGTTGGAATCAGCGGACAGTATTTCACTATGCATGTCAAGAACGAAGGTTCAATGACATTCGGCAATCTACTGAATCAGACATTCACCAACTACATCAATTCGGTCGATGTCTATGGCGTGACGATTCACACAACATCCTCAAACGGTGCTGTGTTCTCGGGAAGAAACACGCGGACATACATTGGCGATTGGGCAGTTGGCGGGACAGATGGTGATGGTATTGCGTTTATCAATCACTCCACTACAGCAGCGATGACCGATGCTTCCTTGGCATCATTCATTACGGGTGGGGCATACAGCAACGCAATCGGATTGCAGACTGATGGTGGTACGATTCGGGCTAGGGACTCCATGTTCCTGAACTATCCAGTTGCAGCGCATGCCACGAATGGTGGAACCATCGTTCTGAAGCATTGCACGGTGTCGGATTCTTACTATGGTCTTGCTGCCGACAGCGGGGCGAATGCGGAGGCAGCGGGTGCAATCTTCTCTCGCAATTCGTTCCCTGTGATCACCGACAATGGCGGTACGATCAACATCACCCGTGATTTGGACAAGATCGGCAAGACACACATCAAGGGCAATCGTGCCCCAACCACGGTAATGAATGGTAGTGTTGTCATGGGCGATACCGACATCATTGGTCCTGGTATCCTTGCCGTCAACTCTAATGTCCGTATCAAGGACTTCGTGAGAATTCTCTCTGATACGGGTTTCTCAAAGAACGGTGATGTTGGAGTACAAGTTGGAACAGAAAACAATAAGTTTGCTGTCCTCGCAATCAATTCAAATGTCACAAGTCCCGATCTTCTTGCTAGCGATCCTGAATCGAAGGGCAAAACAGGAGATGATTTTGTAACAGGGCAGCAAATATCTCGTTTTATTGGTGCGGGTCGTGTACAAGGTTTGAATTCCAAGATTGTTATGTCGATAAGTAAGACAAATTTTAGTGCTGTTGTTGATACTGACACCATTGAAGAAACAATCAAGGGAGATACTTACCAACTCCCACTATAAGCCATGTTCAAACACGACAAGGACAACATCTATCTGAACGGTCTCAAGGTTCCCCTTGAACTATTCAAGCGTTTGGAACCCGCCTATCAGCATCCAAATGGTCTGATTGTGATGTTTTACGATGGAAAGCGCAGACACTACAGAACCGAGAGCAAGTCTTGGACTGTGGTTGGGCTATGGGAAGATGGGGAGAGATACCTTTCCCGCATAGACGATTTCTTCAGACTGCTTGTCGAAGTCACCAAGGAGAATCAAGAGGTGGTGGCTGATGTGGAAGCAGCCAAGAAAGAGTCC